TGCGGTGTGTGCAGTCTGAATGATTTTCTTTTCCGGGAACTTACCTAAGAACCACGACGGGAGCAGGTAAGAAGCAAACTCAGACTTGGTATGCCTTGGAGGCATGTTGATGATCAGGCGCTTCAGGTCGCCCCTAGCGACCCTTTCAAAGGCATCGGCCATGATTGCATGGTGTTTGCCAGAGATGAAGATAGGCCACATCTGCTGGACAAAGAACAGGTATGACTCCTTGCAACGCTCAACCCTATCAAACTCCAGAAGCTTCTGAATCTTAGCCCGCTCTGCTGGAGGAGCAGTGTCCGACAGCTTGATGTAGCCTTCAATCTCACTGCGGGTCAGTAAACTCATAACGCAGCCATTTCTTTAACAGACTTGTCTACAAGCCGGATGGAGTTGAACTTATAAGGACGCACAGTCAGATGCCCATCTTCTTTAAGACGGTGGATGATCCGGTGCACATTCGACTTTGACTTCAATCCAATTCCTTTAGCAATAACCTCATACGACGGCGGTACTCCGTGTAAACGGATATACGCCCTGATGAAGTCTAGTACTAACTGCCGATGTTTGGTCATGTTTAAACAAAAATGATGTTGGCGCACTTAAAGTCGGAACACGTCCCACAGCGTCTAGCAGCTTCACCAACACAACTGAGCACTTTTTTCCTCGTCTTCCTACCATAGCGACCGCGTGTTCTAAGGCTTCCCGGTTCTGAGTAAGTCCACCTTACGTTTCAGCGTCCAAGTGCTCATGTGTGTTAGTCCTAGGGATTCCACCTAGGCCCACCTCGCTTTAACGTCTGCGTGTCCAAGACGATGTGAGTTTAAACGATAATGAGAACGTTCGCAAGTGTTTAAACGAAAATATATATAGGGTGGGGGTTTGGATTTGGATTGGATAGGGGGGGGTGTTCTGTGGGAGATGTATGGATGAGTGGATTAGAGCGTAATAGACGGGCGGGTGGTCAACGGCCACAGCGGGGGGTACGGGTGCGGTGGGCATCACGTCTGCGCCTGTTTAAACTGGGTGGCCTCCACATCGAGCACCGATGACCGTTCACCCTTGAGAAGCTTCAAGTGCCCTGCCAATTCGCGCTTCAATTGATCGGCCGTCACTGGTGCTTTGTCTTGCACGTCAACTGGTGTAAACAGCCCACATGCTTTGCCCATGAGTTCCAGTGCTTTTAGTTGACTGCCCTCTTGCTTGCCTGTCTTCACTAAGTGCAACAGACCCTTGAGCACAAACCTCTTGGATGCCACAACGTCATCTATCAGGTGTTCCACGGTTTCCCCCCAAGCCTCATTCAGTGCTTGGACAACCCTTGGATCTTTCATTAGCTTGTTGGCACTTGCGCTGATTGACGCATCTGATCCGGTGTCATTCTGGAAAGCCTCACGGTAGGCCTGACGCAAGCTGTGGCCACGTATTACGCCTTGAACGAACCTTTGCTGTGACAACGTGAGGCCTTTGCCTCTTCTATGGTCTGACCCTACTAGTTGCCCATCTACTCTTCTCTTAGGTTTCCCTGCGGCATGGGCCAACCGTTCCGCTTCGCTTAGGCCTGCCATCTCCGCATCTGCCTGCTCCGAATCCCAAACCGCCTCGGCCTCGGCCAACTCTTCCTTGTACATACCCGCACCAGTATTTCGCATAATCACCGCCTCCATTTTGTGACTGACCAGTCTACTTTGTGCACACCAAGTGCAGGCCGTGAACTGTTCGTATTCCGCACCATTCTAAGTTATCCACAGGCTGTGGACAACCCATTTTTATCCCCAGCTTTATCCACAGAAAATGTAGTACTTTTGTTTCCCAAAACGTATACCCCCGACAGTATTTTTCTCAATCGGCCGTTTAAGCCGTTTTTCCGAGGGTGCTAATGCACTGGTAGCCATGACCCCTAAAAAACGCTTACAGGCCGTTTTAGATACCACCCAGAGTATGCCAACCATACACACCTGTATGTTGCCCAAAACCTCAGGCTTTCGCTTCTATTAGTAGCACCTTGTTTCCCTAGGAAACCCCTAGAAAACATGACCGTAAGAGATGCTGAGGTAATAACCCCACAACTTAGTCAACTTAATATTGTGGTGTTTGACAAACTAATATCTTTTTAGACTACAATCACTTCACACCACTTCCGGTGTGTTTAAACAGGACTTCAAGCACCATGCAAAAACTCTTAAATGCATACAAGGTCAGCCCCTCACAGGACAACCTCAAACGCCTTATTGCCTACAGCCGTAAGCACCCCTTTGCTTCCATCATGTTGAATGCAGATGATGCCAAGCTGTTGATGACCCTCGAACATGAGGTAGAGGCCTTGCTCAAGCAAGCCCGCCAACTGGCCATGGATTCAATCTGACATATCAGCGGTAAGCCCGATGGGCTTATCAGTGCTATGTCGCACTACTTGGAGAACCAAACCATGACTGTCAATATTGATCGCTTCCAACCAACAGCCACTGCCCTGACTGCCACTGCTGTTGTGGCCAACCTCAAAGCCCGCCTCAAGATGGCACAGCGGGATTACCTGTCATTCCCCAACGCCACACGTTGGAACGTCCAAACACGTGACGCATTTGTCTATCAGCAAGCGTTCTACTTTTTTAATGCTGTCAGCCGTTCCTATGAGGACAAAAACGCCTGTCTCATTGCACTGGGTGCTGAGTCCAATGGCAACTGGGGTGACGTGATCTGCCAACATGCGTTTGGCCTGACCCTGACAGCCGCTTTGCGTGAACACGCCAACTGCCCTTAATTCAATCAACTTCGGAGAATCAACCATGGTCACAGAGCAAGTCAGAGACTATACGCACCTGTCAAAGGATCACAAGGGCGTGTTTGGTCAGATGGTCTACAACTACAGGTCACCCACGCATTGGGGCAGTGATGGCCTGTGCGAGATTCGGGTCAGCTTTTGGGGTGACCTCAAAGAGGCTGAGGTGCAATTCAGCTACTCATCGGGCGGTTGGAACAAAGGGTTCACCAACTTGCAGATTGCCGAGGCAATGAAAGAGGCCTTTGCCCTTGCGGAGCACCGCTTGGCCGTGCTTGAAAAGTGCCCTTGGCAAGCTCAGGTTGTCGCCTGACATTACAGCGGTAAGCCCTGCGGGGTTTACCAGTGGAATGTCCCACTGATTGGAGATCTTAAAAATGAACCAACTACATGCTAACCGTGAGGACTGGTTGAATGCCGCTGTCGATGAACTCCGGCCGTTCTTCTCTTCCAATGGCCACACCCTGCCCGCTGAGATTCGGGTTGCCTGTGCCTATCCAACCAATGCCAAACGCTCCGGCTTCAAGGTGCTTGGCCAGTGCATCCCAAACACCAACAGTGCTGACGGCCACTTTGAGATCTTTGTCTCACCGCAGATTGACAACCCTTACAAGGTCACTGAGGTTTTGATTGCCCAACTGGCTTGCACTGCCAAGGGTGCGTTGAATCAGGCCAACCAAGCTTACGCCAAGGTTGCCGAGGCCATGCACATCTTGCCCGATGGCAACAAGTCCAACCCCTACTATGAAACCAACCATGGTGCGGCCTTTGACCTTGCCTATGCGGCCATCATTCAATCACTGGGTGACTACCCTCACGCCAAGGTTGACGTGACCACACATAAGACCCAAGGCACACGCCTGTTGTTGGCCGTGTGCCCAACGTGCGGTTGCAAAATCCGCATGACCGCCAAGTGGACGTTGAATGCACACGGTGACGTGGATCTGCCCACGTGCCGCTGTGGTGACCTGTTTAACCTTGTTTGATGACCGTACCTAAGAGAGAGAAAACCATGCAAAAAGCCCTTAAAGACACCCTGCTGTCGATCCCCAACAACGTCATCATTGGTGCAACCATTGCCCATGGTGCACCCAGTCATTTTGTAAGCAAGCTTCAACGCATTGATTGGCTTGGCGAACAAATTGAATTAGGCCGCCTGACCATTGACCAAGTGTCCAGTGCCAAGCCTGTTGTGGCCTCACAGCCCACAGCCATTGACACAGCCAAGCTTGATGCCCTTGAGTCAGTGGCCAACCGTGCCCACGCCTACGCCTTGCAGGGTCTAGACCTAAGCCGCTCAGTCGAAACCGCAGTGACCACAATTGCGGGCGACATGGCCTCAACCCGCATGGCCATTGACCAACTGGCCAAGGCTCAGGCCGCCTCTGTGGTTGACACCTCCAAGGTTGATGCCGAGGTTGCCAGTGCTATTGCCAAGGCCTTTGCACCGTTTAAACAGGCCGTGATTGATGCCAATGCCCAAGAGGCTGTGGCCTCCGGTGTGGCCGCCACTGTGGTTGACCGCAAAACCGCTCTTGATGTTTTTGGGGTCAACGTGATTGACAACAAGGGCAATCAAGTTTGGGTTGACGTTTGGAACGCCTCCGATGCACCCGCCATTGACCCCAACTTTGTGTGGTCAGAGGGCATTTTGCGTCACTTGTTGTTGTCTCAATACACCAGTGAAAACCTGTGGTTTGGCGGTGAAAAGGGCACAGGCAAGTCAGAGACAGCCCGACAGTTTGCCGCCCGCACTGGCCGCTCATATACCCGCATCAACTTTCACAAATACAGCACCGCTGAGGACTACTGCGGATCGATTGGCCTTGAGAATGGTGCGACAGTGTTTAAACGTGGTGCTTTCCTGACCGCCTTTGCCTCACCCTCTACCGTGATTTTGTTGGATGAGATCTCCAACTGTGCGGCCGGAGAGCTTGCCCCGCTCAATGGTTTTCTCGAACCCAACAGCGCAGTGAACTATGGCGGCCAAGTGCACCGCAGGGCACGTGGTGTGATGGTGTGTGCCGCTGACAATACGCTGACCAACGGTGATCAGTCCGGCCGATACGCTGACACACGTCAAATGAATTCATCACTGGCTGACCGCTTCGCACGTGTCATCAAGTTTGAATACCTCAGCGCAGATGATGAGGCTGAGGCTCTGATCCGGCACACCGGATGCCATCAAGCACTGGCCACGCATGTTGTGGCGGCCATCAATGCGGCACGTGCAAAGGTTGAAACAGGGGACGTGATTGATGCCCCCTCTATCCGCTCCGCCATTGCATTCATTCGCAGTTTAAACATGCTCTCAGTGGATGAGGCTTGGCACTCAGCCGTGACCGCACGTCAACCCTCAGAATCTGCGGCCGCATTGGATGCCATCAAGGCCGCTTACATCAACCCCGCTGACGTAGCTCAGTGGATCTAAGGAATATCAAAATGACAAAAGCAAAATACCGTGGATGGGAATTCAAATCTGCCCTCACTGCGGCCATTCACAAGATGGCCTCAGATCTCAAGATCAAACGTGTTATGGTGACCTTTAAGGATGAGATCCCAACAGCGGCCATCAACCGCCATGGGCAGATCTACATCACCAACATTGCAGATGATGCCGTGCTGACCCGCTTTGACCTTGAGCGTTTCACTGGCTTTGCCCTGCATGAGTTACTGCACCGCAAGTTCACCAACTTTGATGCCATCGACAATTCAAAGGTGAGTTACCTTGTGCAATTGCACAATGGTTTGGAGGATGCCTACATTGAGAATCGTGCCGTGGCTGAGAAGCTGACAGGCAATGCCGAGGGCTTGCTCCGCACCCTGATTGACAACATGGCACGTGAGGGCTTGGCCGAGGTGTCAGATTGGGCTGACCCCCGCCAATATCCCTTTGCACTGGCCGTCTATGCACGTAAGCACAGCACCGTGCAGATCCCATTGGCCAAGGGCTTGAAGCCCATTTTCGATGAGGCTTGCAAGCGTTTAAACACATGCAACTCCACGCATGACACATGGGCACTGGCTGAGTGGGTGTTTGACCAACTCAAACAGATTGGCAAACCTCAACAGCCCACACAACCCGATCAGCCTCAGGATCAGCCAACCAACGGCCAACCTTGTGATGATGGCAACCCCAGTGACCAAGAGGGCGGCAATACCCCTACAGAGGCCGGAGAGGGGGGCACAAGCCCCGATCAGGGACAGGGTGAGGGTGATGCCCCAACTCAGGGAAAAAACGCCCCTGAGGCCGGAGAGGCTCAGTCCCCCATCAAGGGTGAGAAGCAAACCTCAAAGGGCAAAGTGCTTGTGATTGCCAAGCCCCGCTCAACTGAGCCTAAGGCTGACGTGCCCGACTCTGCCAAGCAGTGCGGATCAATCAGCAACTGGGTTGTGACAAAGGATGCCTACCACGTAGGTGATGTTAGACGTTGGTCAATTGACTTTTAAGGACTGCCATGATCCCCGCAAAATTACGTTATGAAATTCGCAAAATGTTTGAGAACTCAGGCACTGAGGAATTCGACACCAACCGCAAAACAGGTTCAATCAACGTCAACGCATTGGCAGGGTATGGCCACACTGACCGCCTGTTTAAACGTAGGACTGAGGTAGCAGGAATTGACTCAGCAGTGACTATTGTTTTGGACTGCTCCGGCTCGATGGGTGATGAGCCTGAGCGCATGGCAAACGCTGTGCCTGTGGCCTACGCTTTGTTGGACACATTGGCTCAGGCCGGAGTGCCAACCTCACTGGTGACATTCAGCAGTAACGTTTCAGTGCTCAAGCCGTGGTCAATGCCCGCCAAAAAGGTCAAAGGCATGTTGGAGCGTTTAAACACATCTGGTAGCACCAATGACTATGCGGCCGTGCAGTTTGCCCATGGCATGTTGCTCCGCAGATCTGAGGCACGTAGGGTTTGCTTTGTCCTCACTGACGGTGAGGGTGAGCCGGACGCAACACGTGCCCAGTGCGAGTCAGGCACACGCCTTGGCATCACAACCATTGGCATTGGCATTCTGCAATTTGTGCAACATGTCTACCCCAATGCAGTGCGTGTCAACAACGTGGCTGACATGGGCACTGTGGCATTCACCAAGCTTAAGCTTGCCGCCTGAGGGGGGCTACCCCTTGATGACCGTAACTACAGGAGAGAACAAATGAACACAATCAAAATGACCTTGAGCCTTGAAATTGCCGGAGGTGAGAACTGGCAGGAGCGTTTGGCCGATGCCTTGTTGGCCATTCAATCAACCGTGCGTGAGAGTGAAACACTGCGAGTGGCTGACACGCTAGATGGCAATGACTTTGCCGCTTACTACACCTTGTTTGGAGAACTGAAATGAAAAAGTACAAAGTTTGGGTGAAAGAAATTGCCTATCACTACGCCTTTATTGAGGCCGAGGATGAGGACACGGCCTTTGACATTGCCTTGAATATGGATGGGTCAGAGTTTATCGCTGGAAATCAAATAGATTGGGACATCTACAGCGTAGAGGAGGCCGCCCAATGAACGAAAGAGAACAGATTGTTTACCTTAGGACGGCTCTTAAGAACCTTGCCGAGTCAGCAGATCGATATATCGATGACGGCTCTTGGATCGAGCATGTGCATCTTGATGTGCAGTTTGCAAAGGATGTTTTGAGGAACACACGTTTAAACAAGGTAGAGCAGGGCATCAGGGATGCAGTAGGCAGATCAATGAAGGGAGAGAAATAATGGCACACATGGTTGAAACACATGATGGTTGGGTGTTACGTGATGACTGGGACATTTACGATGTACAGGCAAGGCTTGAGGATTACTGGGGCTTTGAGTTAACCGATGCCGAGTGCACCAAGGTTTTAAAGCTTGTGGCTAAGGCCTTTGATGCCAACATTGGGATTAACTGGGACGCTATCGATGCGGCCATTGAAACCCTGTACGGTAAGCGGAGGGTTGACAAATGAACTTCACACCTTGGCAAAAATTAGAACGTGCCGTGCTGTTGATCAGCATCATTGTGTTAATGCTTGATCTGTTTTATTGGAGGCCATGAGATGTTTAAACACATTAGTTCTTACCCTTGGACATTGGGCGGTTCGGGGCTTACTGTTTGGGGCTATGAGCAAAAATATGGGCGACCTTTGGTTGTTAACTGTGACGCTAAAAACGAACGCTTACCCATGCCGACCGCAACAAAACGTGCCAACGCACGACTGATTAGCATCGCCCCGCAAATGTATGAGATTATTCAAACGATGCATGGCAACTCAGAGGCCATGGCTTTAGTCGCTTACATGGAGAAAAATCATGAGGATTAAAACCCCAAAAGATCAAGACTTTGAAAAGATCTACAAGGCTTATGCGGGGCTGATTGATTGGATTGGGGGCAATGACGTTGATGGTCAGGAAACCCTCGGCCTACTGCTCAAAGCCGCTGTGTCTATAGCCGTGACAAACCGCCTACCCAAAGAGGACATACTGGAAGTGGTATCCGTGACCTATGAAATGGAGCGCATGATGCGTCCCGATTCGGGTGAGGTGCATTGATGCTCAAGGTTAAAACCCTGACCGACCACCGCCCCGACTTCCTCAAAGCCGCATACAAATACGACAACTTGGTAGACCTTATGAATCACGAACGCTTTATCAAAGCCGGAGAACGTTACATCAAGTATTCGCCTGAGGCTTGGACAGTCTACAAGATGGGGAAAAACCGTGTGCCTCGTTATTGTGGAGCTTATGAGTCAATCACCCGTGCGGTGTTCTATGCACGTTTAAACATGTAACTTACCAGCAGCGGCTGCTGGCTGCGTTTAAACAAAAGGGGGCTTGCTGCCCCCTTTTTTCATAGTCCTAAATCACTTACAAGACTAATGAACATTGGGGTTCGCTCACCCACATACGCCCCAACGATATTGAATTCATAGAATTCTGTTGCCTCCTCCCGATCCATACCGTCCCGCTCACAGAGAATGTCTATAAGTTTAGTTGTGTCATAGACCACAACCGTGGGCATTCCAATCCGATCAGCCACCCCAACGATGGCCTCATCGAATTGTGCGTCACTCAAGAAAAGCAATTCATCAAACAACGCGCTTAATTCATCGCGTATGTTTAAACGACCTTCAAGTAGCTCATCTGGTGAGCTTGCAGGTGAGCCACCCGTTTCATTGTTTAAACCGTCAGAATGCATCTAAGTTCTCCGAATAAGTCCCTGCCGTTTTGTTATACAGCATGGTTGTTTCACCTTGTGTGCCGACCCAACGGTAACGGCACTTCCATACTGCGATCTCCACGTGGTGCTCTCTGCGATGCACAGTGATACCGCAATCCGTTTTTGCCCACCATGCCATCGATCCGGCAATGGACATGCCGTCAGGGCGGGGCTGTTCTACGCCTTGGCGTGTGATCTTAGAGGGGTGTGCAACAAACCATGTGTGCACATCGTGAGCCTTACAAAATTTCTGTACCCTTGTCAGCATGTCGCTAATGGCGGCCGTTTCTGTGCCATCTGCACGTGGCAGTTCAATGTAGTTATATGGGTCAATGACCAAGCCCCGCACACCCATGCGTTTGACTGCCGCACGTGCCCGCTCAAGTATTGAGTCCAATGTGGACGGCTCTTCTCCGTTTGTATCAATGAACAGGAAATGATCCTTAACGAATTTAAACGCTCTCTCTTTTTCCTGCTCCGTCATTCTGTCCCGACCTTCAAAGAACCGCTTACGTGTGTAGATCTCCATGAGTCGGCTAATATGGATCTCAGGCTGATTCTCAAACGAACACACCGCAAACTTCCAATCATGCGCTTGGGCTAAGTTGACCATGATCTGATCAACAAAGTTGGACTTACCCGATGATGGATAACCAGTGACTACGGTTAGCTGTGCCGGTGCGACCGTGTAAATCTCATCAACCGATGTGTACCCCGTTGAGAATCCCTTACCCGTGCCCTTCGAGTACAAGTCGTTTAAACGATCAAAGTATGTGCCTGCATCGCTGATGCCAGAAATGGGGTACGCAGCCGCAGACTCAATGACTTTAAACACCTCCCCTGTCCGTGAGGGGTCGTCAAGATGCACCTCGTTTAAATCTTTCTTTGCAAATTTAGCCAGCCTGCATTTTTCTTTACCGATTCTGCGGGCGAGTTCCTCTGCCAGTGCTTGCCCTGCGGTGTCTTGATCAGTGGCTAGAACTACATAGGGTGCGGCATCGATGATCTCTCGTGCATTCCATACGTAAGCGAACCGCTTGTCCTCTGACGGCAGAACCTTGCCATCTGCGACTTTGATTGGAGCACCTGATGGCACACTCACCACGTTATTGATACCTAGTTCGAGTAGGGTCAAGCAGTCTACCTCTCCTTCTACGATGATCAGAGGCTCACCCTTCTTGATCATGTCTATACCAAAGAAGTCATGTGCACCGCCTGAGTCTTGGGTGAAGTCTTTCTCAGGAAATGATCTGTACTTGGCGGCAACCAATGCACCGTTGCGGAAATATGGGAAGCCTATTGAATCTGCGTTCTTGCCTAGCTTGCTGAAGAACTTTTCTGCGGCAAACAATTGCATCTTGTCTGCGGTTTGTTTGGAGATTCCTCGTTGTGATAACCAATCGTAGTGCGTTGCCTGTAACTTGTTCGATATTATTATTGGGTTGGGAACTGCTGACAATTTTCTCTCCTGTTGTGGTTGTACTGAGCCGCTTGTTTGGCAATGATGGCAATGGAACACGACCGCCCCGTCTTCTTTGCGGGTTAGGGTCATGTCCTTTGAATTAGCCTTCTTGCGTTCATGAGAACAATAAGGGCAAGCTACCCTCGTTGACTCGGTGAAGTGGAATTGCTCCACGAATTGGGGATTCATTTCATGCTGCCGTCAGGTTTTCGTTTAAACGAACGGTTGGCCGCTGCGGGTTTTGCTCGGAGATTACTCATGACCGTAGTCCCACCCTTGCTCAAAGGTTTTTTGTGGTCAACGTCTTTGCCATCTCCCTTGTGCACCGCGCCTGTTGCCTCAAGCATTCTGCGTGCTTTGTTTCTCTGCGCTCGTTTCTTCTTAACGGCCTCAGTGCCATCGTAGTTGGCGTATTCTTGTTTGTAGTTCCTAGTCATTTTTAATCACTTTCATCACTCGTTGCGATCTGCCTGATGCGGCCTTGCGTCTTTCGCCAGTGTCGGCAATGAAACCTTTGCGAATCAAAGGGGCAAACCTAGGTGAAATGGTTTGAACACCGTGATGGGGAAAATGTCTCATGACTTCGTCGGACGTACAGCCATTGGGGTACTTGGCAATGACCTCGTAGACCATTGATTCAAGCTGAGTTGAGTCTACAGAATTGGCCGCGCTTACGCTAGTGTCCGGATCGGTATTTCGCACCATCTCTTGCGGTGCTGTACCAAATATTTTTTCAAATAATGATTTTTGTTCCATGCTTCTCTCCTTTGTTGAAAATTAAAGTTCTAATTCAATCTGCTCAGGTGCGGTGTAGTTTTCGATGGGTATTCCTTTGTCTAGTTGGTGAATAATATCTTCCTGTGTGGCAACTCGTATTGTCATAATCCCTAATGACACATGCGCTATCGCTTGTCTGCGGTTGGATGCACGGATCAGCCTGATCTGATCACCTACGCCTATTGTGTAAACACGTTGCTTCATCCATTCTTCTCCTTGAGTTTGGCTTCAATGTAGGCCACGATTTCAGATGGATTGACCCAACCAATCTCTTCTTCTCTGTTGTCGTGCCAAGTATCAAACGCTTTAATCTCCTCATCCGTCAGCCCAACCCACTCACGCTCAGGCAACGGATGCCCTGCTTGTTTGTAGGCTTCATCACGCCACAGTTGCGCTCGTTTCTTGTGGTACTCACAGTGTGGGCAATCAGTCATGCTTACCCCTGTTTAAATACCAATGCCATCTGCGTTTCATTGCAATGATAAAAAGCATTTCCTTTACATAGTGCTCAACCTTCAAGCCTTGCTTTTGAACCACGGCAATCTCAGTCGGAGTCAATATGATGCGACCGACTTTGTCTTGCCCTCTGACTTTCCTTACATACATGTTCTCTCCCTTATAAACGCCCCTTGTCGGGGCTTTTGCTATGTTTCACCCAAAGACCCCCCTACCCCATCGGGTATGGAGGAGTGGGTTTCACCGCCTAACGGCATCTGCATGTCAGCGTAAGCTGTACCCCTGTGCTTGCAGATTCGACCAGCACCGTGGATTATTCGGGAACTGCCCCCTAGCCTTACGGCATACCACGTAACCCTTTGCTTCCACGCAGGCAGATTTCTACCCCTTAGTAACGTCTGGAGTACGGTTGTCGTAGG